CTTGAGCGGCCCGTAGGTCACGATCCGGTTCTTGGGGGCCCACACCGACGGCGCGACCTTGCGCCGCCGCCGCAGCACCCGCCGTTCCCCGGCACAGGGGCGGAACGGGGCGCGGATCCGCGTCGGGCGCAGGCGGTACTTCTCCGGCAGCCACTCGGGGGCGGTGCGGAGGCGGACCGTGCGGGTGGCGGTGATGTCGACGCAGGGGGCTGGCATGGATCAATCCTATACCGGATACGGGATTTCCGCCCACCACATCGGGTTCGGCAGCGGGTCCAGCTCGACGTTGATGCACCAGCCGGGGGCGGCGCCGTCGGATGGGCTGGGGTCGTAGTATCCGACCAGGGTGTCGTCGAGGATCCCGTCGTAGATCAGGACCTCGGTGTCGGCATCGGGCAGCTCCATGGTCAGGTCGTTGGGGTCGATGCGGTGCCAGGTCAATTCGGTGGTGTGCATGGTGGTTCTCCGTGGTTGAGGGTTACTGGTTGGCTTCGAGGATGATATCGAACTCGACGTCGGCGGCAAAATCGCCCATCCGCTGCTCGATCGCCTCGCTGATCGCGGCGACCAGCTCCGGGGCGCGGGCCTGATCGCCGCCCACCAGATCGATCCAGTCGGGGACCCCGGCCTGGACGGTGTGGTTGAGGTGGGCCATGAAGGCGATAGCCCGGCCGACGATCATCAGCTCGACCTCGTCGCGGGGGACGAACTTGGAGCGGCGAACATCGAGGTCGAACTGCTCGCGGTCGAGCTTGAGATTGGCGGCCTTCAGCTCCTTTTCCAGCCGCTCTTCCTGCAGGCGGTCGAGCCGCTCGTTGACCTTCTGCCCGGTGGCGACCTGCTTCAGCCAGGTGCGGGCATAACGGTCGACCGCCCGCTGGCTGTAGCTGCCGTCCTCCGTCGGGCGGATCAGCTTTTCCTTGACGTGGCGGTTGAAATTGCTGCGGGACACCTTCCAGCCGGCGGCGCGGAGGTACTCGAGCACCGATGCCTGGGTGGCGAAGGAAATCTCGGTGTCGTCATCGTCTACGGGTGGCCGTTTTACTGGAAGGTCGTCCTGCATATTATTTTCTCACTTGTTTGGCCAGGGGCTGACGGCCGCAACACCCCGGGAATGGGATGACATTGCCGCGCCTGGGAGGCGGAGCCGTCTCCGCCGCCGCTTTCTCGCGTTGTTTGAATTCCTCCAGCTCCTTCAGGCAGACATCGAGGTGGAAATACATTATCCCCATCGCCGTCATGGTCGTGGCCCTGTCAGACACTCCGGCCGCGAAGTCGTTCATCGCCCGGAGGACATATTCCAGGTCGGCGGTCCGGTCGATGATGAGCTTCATGGTTGCACCTCCTCGACCACGTTCAGGGCGGTGTCGAGCAGCCGCACCACGCCGCCGATCTTGCGCGACGAGTAGCCGGAGGCGGCCATCAGGATCGACAGGCGCTTACGGCTGACCACCTGGGGCGGGGCGACTTCGCCGGAGACGGCGCAGTAGTGGCGATAGGCGGCATAGACCGCCGAGAACATGGCCTGGGCTCCCGGTTGGAAGCGGACCCGGTCGGACAGGAAACGGGTGACGATCTCGAGGGCCTGCTCGCCCTCCGCCTCGGTCAGCGGGATGTCGGACAGCTGGATGCCGGTCAGCCGTTCCAGCAGCTCTACCCCGCGCCGGGTCGGGTTGGCGACGATCTTGCCGAGGTCGAGGGTGTAGCGGATGTCGAGGCCGTTCGGGGCGGCGCTGTCCTTGCGGTGCGAGTGGTTCACGAAGACGCGGCGGTCTGCGGCCGGGGTCTGGTAGGACCCGGTGCGGCGGATCTGGGGCAGGACTTCGGCGGTGACCCACTTGCGGAATTGTTTGGCCTGGGGCTTGTTCGAGCGGATTATCAGGGTGTAGAGGCCGGACTCGGAAATAAACGTCATCTCGCGACTCTGACCACCTGATGTAACCTTTTGTGACATCAGCTCATCATCGTCGAGACCTTCAACAGCCTTCCTCGAGTTTGTGTGCTCAAGGACATCACAGATATCCTTAGCGACAAACCACGGATCATCATCGACGGTGATAGTGCGAATCAGGTGATCGTTGAAGCAGAACGGGACAACGGATGACGGACTGGTTGCGGTATTCATGCGGATGCTCCTGTCTTGAATGGGATCTTTTCCACCCCTGCGCTTCCAAACGCAGAAAGGGCGGAACCATGCGGGTTGGAAGACCGGAGACAGGCACCGGCGAGCCGCGAGGCTCCCCGCATGGCCCGCCCAAAATAGGAGCAATGGCCATGCTGTGGACACAAAAAAACGCCAAAAATATAACTATGGCGGTGTGTCCGCCTGTCTATCGGGCTTCCAATCCCGGTCACGGATTTTGCCGTGACAATGGAAGCATAGCCCGAACCGGCGGCGGATGTCAACATGTTTTCACCCAACTTCATGCGCTTACCCCGCAACCATCCGCAGCGGCGGCTATGGTCTCCCCCCGCCGGATCCAGGCCCCAGGGAATACCGATTTAACTTCCAGGGCCTGCAATGCGGCGGCGAGGCGGTCCTCGTCGTTCATCGTCGCGCAGGCCCGCTGCAGCCGGGAAAGCTCGTTGTCGGAAAAGACCACGTGGCCGGCAGCCGACAACCGGTCCCATTCATCCCGGTCGGCGGTGACGTAGAACGACTGGCCCGAGGTCAGCGTGATCAGGGTGGCGGTGGTGGTTTGGTCGGCCTGGGTATCTGCTGCAACATCTACCGCTGAATCCACGTCAGCCGGGGGGGGGACAATTACTGTTTCACCCGCCTCGAACCCATCACCCCAGCCCACAGCATCAATGGTAAAATATGGTTCCCCTGACGGCGACGGCGGTGGTGGGGGCAATGTTATTACCACAGGGGAAATCGCCTCCGCCGCCCGGATCTTCTCCAGCTCGCATTCAGCCTGGAGCCGGGCGCGGTGCATCGCCTTCGCCGCCTCGAGGTCGGCCTTGACGGCGAAATAGGCCGGCAGCGCGGCGAGGACCCACAGGCGGAGATCGATCCCAGCCTTGAAGGCCTCGCCCGGGTCCTTGCCGCCGACCATCGGCACCCGCACCGCCTGGGGGTAGTGCTCCAGCCACCAGCGGGATGAGCGGGCCCCGGCCATGTCCATCGCGTCGCGCTCCGGGTTGTACTTGGGCTCATCGCTGTCGAGGGCGACGCCGATATACAGGGCCTGCTCCAGGATCGGGTGGAGGCGCTCCGTCGGTTTGGCGGAATCATTGCCCATCGCCACCACCCCGACCAGGTCGCCGGCGACGGCGTCGAGCAGGATCGCGTCCAGCTCCGACTCGACCACAAAGATGGCCTCCGCCGGGCGGGACAGCAGCGGCTCGCGGCCGGAACCGGGGATCACCAGGTAGCGCGGGGCCTGGTCGGGCTGGCGGACCCGGAGGCGGTGGACCCGGCCGTCGGGATCGAAGGCCGGGATGACCACGCCGCGGGGCAGCCACAGTTTCTTGAGCTTGCCGTCGGGCTTGCGCGCCATCGTCACCCCCCAGGCCTCGCCCTCGCGCCATGCATGGGCGGGGTTGTAGCCGAGGCGGTAGCGGGCGGCGGTGTCGGGATCGATTCCGCGTTCGGCCAGCCAGGCCTTTTCCAGGGGGCGTTCGAGCAGGCGGTCGTGGCACCAGGCGACGAACTTCTCGGCATGGTCGGTCCAGACTTCGGCCGGGGCGGCGGCGGCGCGTGGCTGCCAGCCGGACGGGACCTTGCCGGAGGCCGGGAGGAGCGCCGCCGGGTCGAGATCGAGGCGGGCGCAGGCGTCGCGGAACGACAGCGAGTCGTGGTCCATCAGGTACTTGATCGCGTCGCCGCCCTTGTCGCAGCGGCGGCACCAGTAGGTCCCGCCCTTGCCCTGGTCCGGCCAGATGTGGAACCTGTCGCTGCCGGCGCCCTTGCCGCCGTCGCCGCACCACGGGCAGGCCCCGGCGTATTCGCCGCCGTTCTTGCCACCGACTTTTTTGTACTGACCAGGGATGATGTTGAGCAGGTTCATGGTATGGGCCTTTTTTCTCGCCTTATGGTTGGTTGCAGGATCAATTTTTTTGATATAAATGATCCTGCAATGAGCATCCTGGGCTAACTCTTTTTAATTATTATATATATATTTATAATAGGATGATTTACTCATATATGCAGAATACGCGCGCGGAAAATTTATAGGGTTCTCCCCTGCGATAGCCTGGAAAAAATTTTTCCGCGCGCGTATTTCAGGAAAATGGGGAAATGATCCTGTTTGCGATTTTTTGCTTTTTATTCCGTGAGTTTGACCCAGGATGCTCATTGCAGGATCATTTGCCGACCTTGAAATGATCCTGCCCGCACCCCCTAAACAGCGGCTGTCCAGATTGCAGATGGTCATCCTGATGGCGGTGATGGTCGTCATGGCGGGGCTCATCCGATCGGTTTGAAGGTGATGCCGTAGACTTTGGCCTTGCCGCCGACCTTCTCGGTGCGGCAATCGTTCTCGTTCAGCCACTTGGAAAACTTGATTTTGGACACGGCGTAGCGGGTGTCGTCGCTGCGGCCGATGTTGTCCTTATACCACCCGATGTACTTGTCGTAGAGCGGGCCGAAATCGAGATAGATGTCCTTATCGCCGCGGTCGATCATGTCGCCGAAGAAGGAGAGGACGGTATCGTCGGCCAGGCGGCGGGCGTCGACGGCGGCGCGGATCTTGTCCGGCGGGTTGAGCCCACCCTCGGCCCGCCAGGCCATGGCGCCGCGGATCAGCCAGGCGAGGATCCCGGAGGCCTCGGCCTCGAGGGTCTCGGCCAGGTCGGGATCTTTCTGGCGCTCGTTGGTTCCGTTGGGGTTGTCGACGAACGACAGCAGGTAGTCGATGTACAGCAGGCGTTTGGCCATCGCGTAGTCTTTGGCCAGGCCGTGGGGGGCGGAGTTGGTGTGGAACAGCAGCTTGTGGCTGGGGCGGAAGTTGATTTCGGTGCGGTCGTGCGGGGCGCGGGTCTTGATCCAGTCGCCGCCGGTCAGGCGCTTGGTCTCGGAGATCGAGATCCGGGCCCCCTCGTCGGTCTCGGAGGCGATCACCATGCGCCGGCCGATCAGGCTGTAGAGGTCGGGCGATGGTCCTGCCGACTTGCGCTGGTTCTTCTGCTCCAGGAGCATGCCCGGGTCGATGATCCAGGCGAGGTCGCCGAGCAGGGCGCGAAGGGTGTCGAACATCGTCCCCTTGCCGTTGCGGCCCCGGCCGATGAAGCAGGCGATGAAGTGCTCGGTGCGGAGGCCGGTGGCGGAGTAGCCGAGGAGGCGATGGACGAAGGCGATCAGCTCGGGGTCGTGCTGGTGGATCTCGGCAAAGAAGGCGTCCCAGCGCGGGCAGGGGCAATGGACGCCCTGCCAGTCGTGGTCGACGGCGTTGACTATGTAGTCCTCCGGGTTGCTCGGGACGATCTCGCCCATCAGCATATCGACGACGCAGTTCTTGAAGGCCATCAGGGTCGGCTTCTTGTCGAGGGCCTCGGGGAAGATTTTCAGCGAGGCGTCGCCGATCCGGTGCGAGTAATCGACGCAGGTGTTTACACCCTTGAGCGAGCGGAGCTTCTTGACCCTTGCGGAGTAATTTTTGATGACCTGCTGCAGGACCTTGGTTCCTTCGCGGTCGCCATCCTTCTTCAAGTCGTGCATCATCTGGCGGATGCGGTCGGCGTGTTCCTCGTAATACTGGGCGACGGTGTCGACGGCGTCGATGACGCGGTCTTCCTCATCGTACTTCCAGTGGTTGCCGACCCAGTACAGCCACATGTTGACCTTCTTGACGTAGACGAAGCGATTCTTGAATATCCTGGCGAACAACATGCCGTCGCCGCGCTCGTTGAGACGGTAGCACTCGGCGACGAAGGCTGGGGAGATGCCGGCGGCGTCTTCCTGCTCGTATTCCTTCTCGACTCCGAGGATATCCTCCTCGAGGCGACGGGCCTCATCGATG